GATTTAGAAGTTACACAAGTGTTAATCAATGAGCCTAAAAGAACATACGCCCTATACAATTTTGCTGTTGAAGAAGATGAGAGTTACATAGCAAAAGGTTTTGTAGTGCATAATTGCAGACATGTGCTGACTCCTTATATCGAAGCATTACAAGATAACGCAGAAGGCGATAGAGAAGCTAGTAATAAGCCTTTTAATATAGACCCAAGAAGTGAAAAAGAGATTGATACATATAATGCGCAGCAAGCTAAAAAAAGAAAGTTGAGAGATGATAAGAATCAATTTGAGAAATATAAACTAGTGGTTAAAGATGACGTACCTAAATCTTTCGCAGGGTTTCAGAGTATGAAAAGAAATAATAGCGAAAGATACCAGAAGCTTAAAGAAGTGTATAAAAACAATATGGAAATGCTGAAACGCACCTAATACGGCGTGTTTTTTATTGTGTAAAAATAGCCACTCATGGCGTGAAATGAGGGAGGAATAAGATATGAGCAAAGAAATATTTGGTGAAGAAGTGTGGGCAAAGGTAGAAGCAACAGTAAAGGAAAAAGGGCTTAACTTAATTCTAGACAATAAGGAAAAGCCAGACTACATCCCAAAAAACAGATTTGATGAAGTAATAGGAAGCAAAAACGAGTTAAAAACTCAGGTGTCGGAGCTATCGACACAACTCGAAACGCTTAAGAAATCGGCAGCGGGAAATGAAGCACTAACAAAGCAAATTGAAGACCTACAGAAAAAGAATGGGGACTGGGAAGGCAAGTATAAAGAGACTCTTATCTCCGGCGCAATAAAGGTAGAGGCTCTTAAAATTAAAGCTAAAGACCCGAATGACGTCATTGCATTCCTGGACAAATCAAAACTAGAAATAGGTGACGACGGCAGCATAAAAGGTTTAGATGAGCAGCTCAAAAAGCTGACAGAATCTAAGCCTTATTTATTTGGAGAGTCAATTCCACCTGCAGCAGGCGGAGCAAATCCACCGGGTGCAGGCAGTAAAACAGAAATGCAAAAACTTGAAGATGAACTAGCAGAGGCTCACAAGGCAAATAACACGCCTTTAGCTATCTCAATTAAAAACAAAATTTTTAGGCTAAGTAAAAAATAATTCATAAAGGATGATTTAAATGGCAAATGTAGCAGCAGGTACAGTGTGGAACTTACCAAACTACACGGGGGAACTTTTTACAAGCGATTTAATTAACACGCCTTTTCTAACAATGATAGGTGGATTAACAGGCGGTTTGACGACTCAAAACTTTGAGTTTCCAACAGATAGCCAATATAATCATGAAACTGCAGCACAGCCTGCAATAACTGAAACAGCATCGTTAACAGCTCCAACAGCAATTAACTTTGTTAGAAATCAGTCTAAGAATGTAACACAGATATTTCAGGAAAAAGTATCTATATCATACGCAAGAATGTCTAACCAAGACAGATTATCCGGCATAAATACCGCAGGGAAGCAAAACAATGTGCCGTCTGAAAAGGACTTTCAGATTGCTAGAATACTAGAAAAAATTGCAAGAGATGTGGAGTATACTTTCCTGAATGGCTCTTATCAAATTGCAACTTCTGCAGCAGTGGCAAACAAAACAAGAGGCATGATTGAACTTTGCACGGTTAATACAGTTAATGCTGCAGGCGCTGATTTAAGCAAAGCACTAATTGACTTACTATTACTAACAATGTTTGGAAATGGCGCTATGTTTAAAAACCTTTGCATAACCTGTGGAGGTACACAAAAGCAGAAACTTTCTAACATATACGGCTATGCACCTCAGGATAGAAACATTGGAGGCGTAAACGTTAAACAAATCGAGACAGACTTCGGAAACATTGCTATTATGCCACCACACAGATTTATGCCGGCAGGAACTATGCTATTCTGCGAAATGTCTGCAATAGCTCCGGTATTCCAGCCAGTGCCCGAAAAAGGAAATTTGTTTTATGAACCACTTGCAAAAACAGGCGCAGCAGAAGAAGGGCAAGTTTTCGGACAAATTGGTCTTGACCACGGTCCTTCTTTCCTACACGGCACAATAACAAACTTAAAAACAACTTAAGGAGGTGCCTTATGAGCGCAATTAAAAACAGAGAAGGCTTTCCTCTTGAATTGAGGAAAGAAATTGCCTTAAGAGATAAAGCTCTAGCAGGTGATATGGTATTTGTTGTAACTCCTGCCACTGTCGCACCAGCTCCAAGGGCAACGGCATGGACAAGAACGGTAGTAGTTGAATTACAAACAGCCGCAGGAGAAGTACATAGTTGGTTTGATAGAGCTATTACTACTGGTGTAAGCATTGCGGATACATCTACTGCTGGAACGGCTACAATACCATCTACCACTCTTACATTTGTAAATGGAAAGGCGAGTGTAGTTGTAAGCGGAGATGCTGCAAATTGGCTTAATACAGAAACAGATACGCTAACGGTAGCACAGGCGACAATATTAGGCTACACAGTAGCTGCAAAAACAAGCGTAGAGACGTTTACAACTTAATAATAGCAAAATATAAATATATTGTAAGAGGGTTATTTATTTAATCCTCTTATTGTGTTTATGGAGGTTAAATATGAAATTTTATGGCAATGGGGTTGTTTGGGACCCCAATCAAAATAAACCTTTGTGTACATTTGTTGACGGAGAATTTGAAACAGATGATGCGGAAGCGATAGCTATTTTAAAAAATAATGGCTATAAAAACGATATAGTAGAGGAGGTTGACGAAGGTGAGCCTACCAAGACTAACAGAAATACTAGAAACAATTCTAAATAGTGTCACAGGTCGACTTAAGGCAGAAATAGATGTAGATAGCGTAACTGCTACTAACGTAACCATAAGAGATGCCAGTGATGCCAATGCGAAGGTAACAGTTGAAGATAATGCATTTTTAGCTAAAATTGTTGGCGAAGATATGGGGAACACAGGCAGTGTGGAAAAAGTTACACTTATCAAAAATCAAAAACATAACCAAGTCGCAATTATGACAGATAATGCTATGTTTATAACAACATACACAGCGGAATTAACAGGAAATCAAGCAGCAGTAACAATAATTACTCCGGCATCTGGAAAAAAATTATGCGTTAGAAATGTATATACGGCAGTGGATGGCGATGCTGGAACGATTGCTTTAGATTTTGCGACCAGTACAAAAATTGTACATAGACATTACAGTTCAGGAGCAGGAGAAAGAATTGCAGGAGCAGGAGGACATGTTTTAGGCGCGATAGATGAAGTATTGACACTTAATGCTACTACATTGGGTTCGTCAAAATTATTTATCAGGGTAGATTATATCGAGCATGAATAATTTAATAAATATCCCACTAAAGGGGTGAAGTAATATGGCAGTAACAATAACAATTGGGATTAATAGTTACGTGTATGTAGCTGATGCAGACACGTATTTTGCTACAAGACTATATTCTGATGCCTGGACTAGTGCAACAGCTGATAATAAAGCTATAGCACTTATAATGGCTGCTGCTAAAATTGATAGGCAGCGACTGCGCGGCCAAACTGCAAACTATGATCAGACTTTGAAGTTTCCGCGAGCCTTTTATTTAGGCAATAGGTACAACAGAAAATATGGCCTCACTATTGATAATGTCAGGGGTGCTGGCTGGTACGTTGAACAGGAAGTATCTAAAGAAGTTATACAAGCTACCTGTGAAGAAGCTCTTAAACTCTTAGATATTGCTATAGTAGTTGAAGCTGAAAAAAGGTCTCAGTTGAAGTCACAGGGAGTAAAAAGATTCTCCTTATCTAGTCTATCTGAGGACTATACAACAGGTGCAGCTACAACAGAAAAGCTATTATCCTTAGAAGCTAAACAGCTGCTTAAAAGATACTTAGTAGGGGCGGTGCCAATATGTTAGGTATGTATGCTAATCAAGATATTACACTTAAGCGTGCTGGCACTCCTGACTCTTATAATCAAGTCACTTATATAGACGTGGCTATTAAAGCACGTTTTGAGTATAAGCGAAAAGAAGTAAGAGATAAGTCCGGGCAGAAGGTAATTTCTGAGGCTACTATGATAACTGAAACAAAAGTGAATGATAAAGACGCTGTCTTTTATGCAGGCAGGCTATGGCCCGTAATAAGTATTAAAGAGCCTACCGGATTAGGTGGGGCTGTGGAATTTTACGAGGTGATGTTATAATGGCTAACAGTGTGAATATAACCGGTTTAAATCAAGTCGTGGCAAACCTTCAAGCAATTGAGAATCAGGTAAATGCTAAGGTTAAGCAGGCAGTATCTGAGGTTTGTTTAGATTTGCAGGGTAAAGCGCAGCTACTGGCACCTGTGGATAGTGGAGACTTGAGAGGTAGTGCTAGTACTCAGATAACTGAGTCAGGTAATACTATCACAGGCAAAATTGGTTTTGGAGTTGAATACGCTTTAATTCAGCATGAAACGCTGTGGTTTAGGCATCCAAGAGGTGGCCAAGCAAAGTATCTAGAAAATCCCATGAAGGAAAATGAAACAAGATATGTAGCGCATATAGAGAGTTCAGTAAGGACGGTGTAATATGAGTTTATGCGATGATATAAAATCTCTCCTTGGTATTGAAAGTATGATATTTATAGGAGATAAGCCAGATACACCGGATAACTTAATCTGTATTAGTCAATCAGGAGGTTATAACCCTCAATTATCGATAGATAAAAGTAGTATAGAAAAGCCAACCTTTCAAATCTACTTAAGAGACACAAATTATCAGAATGCACAAGCAAGAATAAAAGCAATTAAACAAGTCGTTAATGGTGTAAGTAATCAAACCATTAACGACTCTTTTTATATCAACATTCTGCAACAAGGAGATATTCTCCCCTGGGGCCGCGATGAGCACACCCGGTGGGAATTCTCTATAAACTTCAGAACACAAATAAGATAATTGGAGGTATGCACTTATGCCGAGTAATGCGCAAAGTGGCTTAGGTACCACGCTAAGCTTTAACAGCAACACTGTATCAAACATAACAAAGATTGGCGGCGTAGAATTTGCATGTGACCCGCAAGAAGTAACTAATCTAGCTTCTACGTTTAAGGAGTATATAAATGGCATTCCGGACGGCGGAGAAGTCGAAGTAGAAGGGCAGTTTTACCCCGGGGATACTAACGGTCAGGTAGCTATTAAGAATGCCGTAGGCGGAGCAGTAGCTAATATAGGAATTAATTTCCCTTTTGGAGCTGCTTGGGCATTTACGGCACTAGTTACAAAGTTTAGTACAGGAGATATCGAACCAGAAGGAGCTGTTCCATTCGCAGCTACCTTTAAGATAACCGGACAACCCATAATGAGCATAACAAACTCTGCAGGATTAACAACTCCATTTTTTGTTATTAGTAATAGTGCTGTTATTTCTCCTGCTGCTAGTGGCAGCTTATATGACTATGTGGCTACAGTGCTGACAGGAGTTTCGAGCGTAACTGTAACACCAACAGCTACTGCAGGCACTATAACTGTTAATGGAACAACGGTAGCAACAGGAGTAGCATCCGGTGCAATAGCATTAGGTGCGGCAGGAAGTATAACAACAGTAACGATAGTAGTTACAGAAACAGGAAAAGTACCAAAAACTTACGTTGTGAGAGTTGTAAGACCATAATCAAGGGGCCTTCGGGCCCTATTATTTTAGGAGGTCCATAAATGGATAAGAATAATTTAGTTGTAATTGAATTGGATAGAGCTAGAACTCTTAAGTTTGGGAATAAGGCACTTAAGAAGGTAGAAAAAGTATTCGGGTGTAAGATCACAAACTTGAAAATGAATGACCTTGGTATAGATGAAGTAGAAAAACTTGTACTAGCAGGATTGGAGCATGAAGATAAAGACCTTACACTCGGTATGGTATCTGACTTACTAGACGAGCACATTATTTTTGGCGAAGCTCTGAAACTAGTTACAGATGCATTTACAGCCGCCTTCAGGGTTAAAGTTGACCCAAAGCAGGTGGAAGAAAAAAAGGACCTGACAGTACTACCCAAAATGGCACTGGACGGGACACCGTTAATGATTCCGACGCAGGAATAGACTGGGAAGACTTATATAAGTCAGGCCTCCGAATAGGACTTAAGCACTCAGAAATAGACGAACTAACAGTTAATGAAGTCTTAATGTGTGTAGAATCTCACAAGCTTAATAGAGATATGCATACTGAGGACAGCGTTAACACGGCTATAATAAATGCTTATTACACAGAAGTGTTTAGACGCCAGGATAGAAAGAAAAAACTCCCTGATATAAAGAAATTTTTAGTTAGGTTAAAAGATACAGAAAAGAAAAAACAGCAAGATAAACAAACAGATAAGCAAATGCAGGATATGGCAATAGCTTTAAATGCTGTTTTTGGCGGAAAAGTAATAGAAAATTAACTCTCCAAGATTGGAGGTGTAGATCATAAGTAACGTTGGAAGTATAAATGTAGATATAAATGCAAATGTAAGCAGCTTAAATAGTGGAATACAGCAAGCTATAAGCCAAATTACTAGTGGCGCTCAAGCTATATCGAGACAAGCACAAAGTATGGCTAGCGCTACACAGCAAGCATCTAATCAAATGAGCCAATCCATGCAAAGTGCGGCTAGCAATATACAGCATGTCACTGTAAATATATCAAATTCTTTTAATAGTATGTCTAGTTCTATTAGCAATGCAGGCCAAAGCTTTTCTAATGCTATTAGTGCACTTTTTCTCTATAAGGGCGTGCATGAGCTAAAGCAGGGCATGGAAGAAGCTATAGATACTTATAATAAATTTGAGTCAGCTAATATGGGACTTAGAAGTATTATGGAAGGTCAAGGGCGTAGTTTCCAAGGTGCTAAAAGTTTTATAGATGGGTATATAAGCGACGGGTTAGTTCCTCTGAATAATGCTGTCACAGCTTATAAAAATCTAGCAAGTCGCGGTTACAACGATAAACAAATACAAGATTCACTTGTAAGGCTTAAAGATGCTTCAGCATTCGGAAGAAGAGCATCTTTGACAATGGGGCAAGCTGTAGAAACTGCGTCAGAAGGTTTGAGAAACGAAAACTCAATCCTAGTAGATAACTCTGGTATTACTAAAAACGTCTCTAAAATGTGGGCCGACTATGCTGCTAAGATTGGAGTAGGTGCTAAAAGTTTATCTCAGGCACAAAAAATACAAGCTGAATATAACGGCATAATGGAAGAGTCACGTTTCCAGATAGGAGACGCGGCTAAGTATGCAGGTACGCTAGGCGGTCAAATGGCGGGCCTATCAGCAAGCATAACGAATGTAAAAAACGCTTTTGGTAAAATACTTGCACCTGCTGCAATGGCAATCGTTATGGCTTTTAAAACTTTAGCAGATAAGTTTTTAGCATTATCTCCAGTAATACAAGGTGCCGTATTTGGAATTATAGTTGGTTTTGGTGCAGTAGCAGCGGCAGTACTTGTAGCAACAGCCGCAATGGCCGCATTTACCGCAATATCTGCTATATTAGGAATCGGCTTACTTCCTTTGGCCGCTATTGCACTTGTAGTTGTAGCCGCATTTGGCGCA